ACCAAACCGGTTTCACACCCACGGTGACCCGCGTCAAGGCCGACAGGGAACCGATCGCAGCGTTGACGACCACGAGCTCCTGGACGGACTGGGGACGCAGCGCTTGCAACGCCCGGAGCACCGCGTAGGCGGCCTGCGGGGTCGCCTCCTGCACGAAACCGGGAACAGTGACCACACGGGCGTCGTCGAACCCCGTGCCGTCCCACACGCCATCCTGCTGCGCCTTGGACGTCAAACCGTTGCGGATAGCGGGCGCGGCATCCCATCCGGGAATGTCACCAACCACCCGGAACGAGGTCCCATCGTCAACGTCGAGCAGGACGCCACCAAGGGTGACCACGTTCGGCCAGTCGCTCATCGCAGCGCCGCCCCGACACGTTGGTCAACGGAGGCGGCGACGTTCTTGCCGTCGAGGCCGATCTGCACCCGCGACATGGCCGCTGCCATCCGGTCGTAGTCGATGCCGGCACCAACCGCTGCGGAACGCTGCGCCGAAGAAGCGAAGTCCAGCGAGCCCACGCGAGGCAGCGACACGAGGCCAGACATGGACGCCTCCATAGCGGCCCGCTGGGAGTCGATGCCACCGGCGAGCATGGTCACGATCTGCCCGCCCGCACGCCCACGGTTCAGGACCCGCAGCGGACCCTTCTTCACAGGAGAGCCAGGGAGCAGGTCAGTGATGCCCTGCTTTATGGCGTTGCCCACAGCGCTGGCCAGGTTTCCCACCATTGACCTAACACCGTTGATGAGGCCCTGGATAACGGCTCTGCCCTTGTTGTACAAGAGCGCGCTGAGGTCGGGTATGGCGGACGCAATCATGCCGGGAACCTGAGCGGCCCATCCGATGATGACATTCCGTAGGCCCACGAGCCTGCCCGGCAGGGAAACGATCACACGGCCAACCCACGAGAGGTAAGCCCACTCCCACTGAGCGACCGACCGGATGATCCCAGGCAGCGCCGTGAATATCATCCACCCGGTCAGTTTGACCCCCAGTTTGACCATCTCATTGATCAAAGAGATCGCCGCACCCGGCACCCACATGACGAACGCGCGCGCCCACCGACCCAACTGTCCGAGGATCGCCGGCGTCGCCACCGTCACAAACCAGACGTCGAGCTTGACGAGCAACTTCCCGAGTTCGAGGAGGAACGGGGGGATCATCGGCACGATCCACTTGATGAACGCCCACGCCCACTCGCCGAGCTTCGCGTAGATCGCGGGCGTCGCGACGGTGACGATCCACACCTCGAGCTTGAGCAGCAACTTGCCCAACTCAGCCATGAACGGCGGGATCATGGGTTGAATCCACGCCCAGAACGCAACACCCCACGTCTTGAGGTGCTCCCCCAGCCAAGGCACACCCACGTCCAGCAGCCAGGTGCCGAGGGCGCCCAGCAGGATGCCTAGTTTCGTCAGCATCGGGACGATCTGCGGCTGAATCCACGCCCAGAACGCGGTCCCCCACTTGGCGAGCTGCTTGACGAGCCACGGATCCACCACCGTCACCTGCCACACGGTGAGCGCGCTCAGCAACTCACCGAGCTTCGTCAGCATCGGCGGCACCGCATCCTGAATCCACGCCCAGAACGCGACGCCCCACTTCGCGAGGTTTGCCTTGATCCCAGGTAGGGCAGCGCTGATGCTGGTCCCGAGGTCAGTGACGACCTGGCCGAGCCCGCCCTTCTGGAAGCTCGACATGACCCCGCCAAAGAACCCGGACACGGCAGTCATCGCAGTGTCGAGAGCGGGTAGGAGCGCCGTGCCGATGGTCTCCTTGAAGATGCGGAACGTGTTCGCCAGCTTGTCGGCCGCCGTGGTCGACGCGGCCGCAGCGCCACCGACCTGGGACTCGACCTCGCCCATGATCAGCTTCTGCGCACTGAGCAGATCCCCAGCCTTGATGAACCCCTCGATCTGCTTCTTCTGCCCCGCGGAGAACGTGACACCGGCACGCCCCAGCGCGGTCATGCCCTTGATTGGGTCGTTCAGGGCCTTGCCGAGCATCTTGGACGCGCCAGCCACGTCACCGAACCCGGACGCCGACAGGTCAACAGCCGCCGCGGTGGCACGGTCGAACACGTTCGCGCCCTTGCCGACCTCGTTGCGGACGTTCTTGAAGGTCAGCAGCAGGTTCGCGCCGTGCCCGATCTCGGCGTCCTCAATGCCGGTCATGTTCGAGATGGACGCCGACAAGGCTTCGACATGGCCGGCGGTGACGTGCGCAACGCCGCCCGTGGTCTTGATGACGTTCGCAGTCAGGGCGCCAACCTTCTGGGCCTCGCGCGCGTGTTCGTTCGCAGACTTGAAGAACGACGTGATCGCACCGACAGCGAACAGCGCCGCGACCGGACCCATGAGGCCCTTGATCGAGGGCAGGAACCCGCCACGAACGCCAGCACCGAGCCGCTTGCCACCAGAGACGCCCGCTGTGCTGAGGTCGCCGCCGATCTGGTTGCTGATGCCCTTACCGAAGCCCTTAGCGGACGGGAGCTAAAGCAGGGAGACGTAGGCTTTCGCTACTTCTGCCATGCGGGCACCCTCCCCTTCCGCTCGACCTAGAGCAACGTGCGTGAACTCATGGACTGGTATCGGTCGCTCTTGATCTGGTTGCAGATCAGGTGGGTGAGCCCGTTGTTCTCTGCGGCGTCTGAGCCTCCCCATGCCCTGGGGATGATGTGGTCGACGGAGGGTCGCATCTTGTCTGGGAAGCGGGCGAGCATGTCGACGTCGCATCCACAGAGTTGGCAGTAGGGGCCGTCCCGGACTGCGCATTGGCCGGGGGTGAGTGCGGTTCGCGTGTGCTGCCTACATCGGCGACACAACTTGGTGTCGAACTTCTTCCGCTTGCCGCCCTTACCCACGATCGTCAGGTCGATCTCAATGCCGCAGAGCACGCACGAAGGATTCAGTGGTCGCCCATCATGCCGACGATAGATCCGCTCGCAGGCCGCCGAGCAGAACTTACGGCTTCGGAAGCCCCCATTGGGTTTATCGCAGAAGAGGCAGGTTGGCTCGGTTGCCCACTTGTAGAGGAACGGCACTGGGGGCTTACCTGAGCGGTACTGCTGTGTGTAGTGGCTGGCGCACCACCCGCACTTGCGCGACGGTTGCCCACAGCCCTCGACAGTGCAACGCTTAGCCATATCGACTCCAATCCAGTCGGTCACGCCCCGGGTCAGCGACAACTGACGCCGGGGTCCTTCTATCCCTCGGTTCGTTTGACGAATCGCCCTGCGGCGTCACGTGGTTGGGCCTGCAGACTGGACAGGTTCGCCTTGATCGCGCGGAACTCTGCGACGGTCAGCGACGTGCCGCCACCTGTGCGGGTCGGCCGCTCGTCCCACGGGCGCGGGTACGGCTTCGGCTTACGCTTCGACTTCGAGGCGAGTTGCACGTCGTACAGGTCCCGCAGAGTGATGCCCTCCCAGGACAGCGGGTGTAGCCACCCGCCGAGGGCAGCCGCGACGTGACTCGATGGGTCAGCGGCCAGGACCGATGTGAGCCGGATCGCCTCACCGAACGACATCGACCGGCCGACGCGATCCAGTGGGACGTGAAACCGGGTGCGCCAGTCGTACTCGAACGCGGGACGGTGCTCCTCGATCAGACCGAGGAGCCCGAGGATTCCCCCAAGGTCGCCCCGGTGGTGTTGTTGTAGGCGTCCTGCCATGCGGTGAAGCACGAAACGAAGTCGTTCGTGTCCGTGGCGTCGATGACCTCAGACTGGCCAGGAGCAATCGCGTCGATCATGGCGAGCATCGCGGCCGCGTCGAGGTTGTCGCTGCTCACGGTCCGCAGCACACCCATGTTGATCCGCAACGGGATCGTGATGGTGGCGTCGTCCTCGGTGGTCCACGTGAAGACCTTGCCGACGACCTTGCCTCGAGGGTTCGGGACGGTCTTGGCTTTGTGGTCCTGGGGCTTCCTTGGTGCGGGCATGACGGATTCCTTTGGTAGCGCGGATGGTTAGCACGGAAGGGGTGTGGCACCGCCTCGGAACATCCGCGCAAGGCGCTCCGAGGCGGCGGACTGTTACGGCGTCTTCAGGGTCGTGTCGTGAATGACCGGGACCGTGTACGCCGTGACCTCACACTCGTAGGCGACCGGCTCGCCTCCGGCGAACTTCGTCGCACCCAGGCTGGTCAACTCACCCTCGAACGTCTCACGGCGCAGGTTCGCGCCGTCGATCACGTCGAGGATGTGGGACTTACGTCCGCCCGTCGCCGTGGGGTCGGCGCTGTACGTGCCCTCGGTGGCGGTCTGGGCGACCGTCGTGCCGAACGCGAACTCGATCGTGTCCTTGTTCGTCTCGATCAGCGTGAACTTGTACGTGGTCTTTGCGGCACCGTCGCTGACGCTGCGAACCACGGCACTGTTCTGCCACGCAGCGATGTCTTTCTTGGGCGCGTCAGGCGTGCGCTCGACACCATCCTCAGAGACGTACCCGAGCCCGTCGTACCCGGTCGTGACCGCTATCGCGGTTGCCGGTGGGGTCGCGGTGGTCGGGCCAACGAGCCATTCGCCAGCCACGGCAACCCGGACCTTCGTTGCGTCCAAAGCCATGATGATTCCTTTCAGGGGTTGGCGACGTTGCCGCCGGTGATGGGTTTACCGTCGTGCGCGCGACGGGGAACAGGGGGTGTTACTTCTTGGGGGACTTCGGCTCAGGGGCCTTGACAACGACCCAACCGGACGCCGCGTACAGGGCGACACGATCGGCGTCGACCTCGATCAGGTTGGGACTGTCGGGGTGCTTCAGGGTTGTCATGTCAGGCCAGCGCCTCTCGTGATGAGCTCGAACGTCATGTACAACCTGGGGACGTCATCAGGAATCGGCGACGGGCCGGACAGTTCGGACACCTTGCAGATCGGGGCACCATTCGGCGCGGACCACAACAGCGCCCGGACCATGCGAGCCAGGTCAGCGGCGTCCTGATCTGTGGCAGCCCACACGTTTACGCCAATCCGCGCAGCCTCACGAGCCACGTCAAGTCGCGGACCACCATCGCGGCGCACCGTCACGAGCCGCACAGGGCGCGGGTTCGGGACGACGACGCCAACCTTCACGCCGGTCGTGTACGCCTCACCGCGGGCCGCGAGAGCCGCACGCAGGTAGGTCGTGACAGTCAGCTCGACGTCGGGAAACATGACGAGGGAGGGCATCAGACGCCGCCAGCAGCATCGAGGCTCCGGGCAAGGTTGCCGGTGCGGGACTCCACCAGGGCCGCCTTCCAGTCTGTGGCCACAACCCGGACAACGGCACGGTCAGTGGTCGCCTGCACCAAATCGATGCTGGCCTTGTATGCGCCAGTGTCGACCGGGGCCGAAGCCCGGGCGGCAGCCAGGACAGGACCCATGCGGCGGGTCAGTTCGGCACGCACGCCAAGGTCGTTCAGGAGGGCCTTCATGCCGGCGTGATCGAGAACGACCTTGGCGCGGGCCATCAGCCGGCCGTCCGTGAGGTCTGCACCACGAGGCCAGGACGCCACGACCCGAGCCGCCAGTCGGACGCCTCACCGAGAACGTCGTAGTCGAGGCCACGGACTCGGACTCGGTTGGCCGGGATGATCGCGGTGCCCGCTGGCATGTAGAGGGTGAAGCCGGACGTGACCGCGTTGCGAGCATCAGCAACAGGCTCGGACGACGGGCGCGGCTCACACACGACGTTGTCGACCGACACCTGCGCCGGTGCCGCCCACGAGGTGCCCGTCGTCTCACCCGAGTACGGGTCCGTGACCGGGGTGCCGGTCAGGACGAGAACCGTCTCACCGGGAAGCATCAGAGGTTCTCGTACAGCGGCAGGCCCTGCGTGAGTACCGCGCCGCACGAGCAGTACAGCGCGCCGAAGTTGATCGCGCACGTGTCGTTGTGCGCCCCGGTGAACACGGGCAGCGTGTCGATCGAGAACGCGCCCGAGAGTTCCGAGCCCTTGCAGAGGTCCTGCAACTGCTCGATCTCGGACGGCCAGAACATGCCCCGGCGAGGCTGCCGCGTGTCAACAACCTGCCCGAACGGTCCAGCCGTCTGCGACTGTAGGGCGCCGCTGCCAGCCTCGGCCCAGCGGATGATCGCCCCGCGTAGGAGCGCCATCGCCGCAGCGGGGTACGCGAAGTCCTCAGAGGTGATGCAGGGGGCGACCCGCTCCGCTGTCGCCAGCGCGTCGTCGATCATGGCCTGAGCCTTGATCGGCTCGATGTCGGCGAACGGTGCCAGGTCCGCGAGGACCAGCGTCACAGCGGTCACGAGTC